CTTTTTAAATTATAAATCATTTCATTTGCTTTTTCATTTTCTACATTTAAAATTCTTATATATTCATCATTTATATTTTCAGTTATTGTAAATTCACCTTTTAACTCAGTCTTTGGGTATTTATTATGTGATTTTAAAACTTCTTCTAATTTCGCATTTACTTTTTCTTTTCCCCACCCCATTAATATTTCAGGTTCTAATTCTAGTGCTTTTGCAAAAAGTGGGATTTTTGAAAAAGGAATGTCAGATAATCCTAATTCTATTTTATTAATAGATGATCTTGACTTATATCCTAATTTAGCTGCTAGTTCTTCTTGAGATAGACCCAATTCTTCTCTTCTCTTCTTTATAATATCAGCAGTATTCATAAGATACCTCCTTTTATTTTAAAAAATTTTTTATTTATGCTTTATGATTGGATTATATCAATAAGTAGAAAAAAAATCAACTTAAAATATAAAAAATATAAAAAATTTGTAGAAAAAAAGTTGACAAAATAAAAAATAGATGATACTATTAATTTGTAGAAAATAAATCTACAAAAAAAGGAGGTGAAGGTATGTCTCAAAAAAATGAAAAGATTAACCCAATAGACTATAAGAAATTAAGAGAGTGTATAGACAATAGTGGGTTAAAATACACTTTTATAGCTAAGCAAATAGGTTTAAAGTCAGCCCAAAGTTTGCAAAGAAAAATAGATGGTAAATTTGACTTTAAACTATCCGAAGTGAAGATCTTAATAGAAGTACTGGGTCTAAGTTGGGAAAAAGACTTAAAAAAGATTAAAGAAATTTTTTTGTCTAATTAGTAGAAAAATTTTCTACAAAAAAAGGAAAATATATGAAAGAAAAAAATTCAGATGAAATTAAATTTGAAGAAAATAAAAAAGGAGGACTAATTATGAACAAAAATTATGAAGACGAATTAGAAAATGAAGATTTACAAGATGAAGAACTAGAAGATGAAATGGAAAATGATGACAGAACCGATGACGAGTACGCTAATGGGTATCGTAGAGAAGGTCGTACATGTGCTGACTGTATTTATTCTGACTGTGATGGTACTGAGTTATGTAGTGCATTTGAGCCTTGGTAAAGGAGGAATATGGAAAGAGAAGAAAAGATATTAAATAAAGCAAAGGAATTAATGAAAGAGTTGAAGCCTTTGACTTATAGAGAAAGAAAAATGGTTTTGGAATTTTTAATACAGTTAATAAATGTAGATGGTTGGATAGATAACCCTCATAAATAACAAGGGTTATCACAAAATTAATAAACAAGTTGTAAAAATATTGGATTGATAGCATAGGTTTTATTTTCAAAAGAAATTTCTATTAGTGGGGACTGTAAGATAGTTTCTTTGAATACTTTCAAATCTTGCTCATCTAATCTGTCAACTCTTATTGGAGATTCTTTTTCTAACCATTCATTAATAGGTAATCCGTTAATAAGAGTATCAGTATTAGTAATATCAACCCAATTACCGAGTAAACAAGCATAAATTTTAGCAGACATATTAATCACCTCCTTTGAGATGATTATAACACAAAAGAAAGGAGAGCTATGGAAGAAATAGTAGAAATTATCAATAAAAAATTTATAACTGAGAAGCAAAAAATCAAAAAAATAACTATTCTTCTTGATGTTTATGACGAGAAGACAGAATTAGTTCATGGTATTCTAATAACTTTACCTTCACAGAATAATTCTTTCTTGGAGTTACTAAAACAAGTTTAAAAGAAGGGTTAGTATTATTAAAAAAAGGAAAACGAAAACTAACATATTGAGTATCAAAAGGTTCAATTCTTAGTGGAATGATAGCAATTTTTTCTGGTGAGATATAAGTCTCAATTCTATTAACTTCATCTGTAAGAACTCTAGGAATTTGAAATTTTAAATCATTATAATGTTTATTCTTTGAAGCTTCTTCAACATAAACTTCATCAATAGTAATTGGGTGGGCAGAAGAATTGCTAATTTTAACTGAAACAACAGCTATTTTAGTAGTTTTAAATGTAAGATTTGGAATATCTTCAGATTTTATTATATAAGAATTTCTTAAAGGTTTAATAATTAATTTTGGCAAATAAAATTTGTAATTAAAAAAATCAATAGCTAAAGCTAATGAACCTGTTACGACACCAATGATACTTAATATTAACTCTATTTTCATAACAATTTCCCTTTTTAAAATAATTTTTAATTAGATTATAACACAAAAGGAGAGAAGAAAAAATGGAAGACTTATATTTTAAGAACCATGAAGTAAGATTAATATTCGGATTAGTGGTGTTGAGTGGTAAACCACAAATGGACTTATTAGGAATTAACTACAGCCACTATTCTGATAAGAAAATAGCTGAAATTTGGTACTCAAATATCAAAGATATTTTAGCAGTTAGTAAACATGAAATGAAAGATGCAGCATTAGAAAATTTAGAAAAACTTTATAAAGGTATGAAGCATTAAAGGAGATTAAAAATGAGTTGCAAAGAATTTAAAAGGTTATTAGGAAAAATACAATTTCCTACTACTGCAAAATTAAAAGATGTAGTGGTAGTAATGGAAGCATATCAAAAAATGGAGGCTAATAATGAGAATCAATAAAGATGAAAATTTTGCAAGGGCATCTTTAAAAGATGTAATTAAATACAAAGTGAAATGGTTACTGAAAACTCTTTGGTTCTGTATAAATAGACCTTTTGATATTTTAATGGGATGTGTGTAAGGAGGAGTTATGGAAAAAAAGATGATGTTGACAATGCCAGAAACTGCTAAATTGACAAATATTGGTGTTGCAAAATTAAAACAAATAGCAAGAGAATATTCTGATTTTCCTTGTATAAAAATAGGAGTTAAACACTTAGTAATCAAAGAAAAACTTCCTGAATGGTTTGAGAAGCACAAGGGAGAAGAGTTATGAAAAAATTAGCAATAGTTTTAGCAGCAATATTAGTTATAAATAAAAAAACATCTGCCAATACCGACCAAAGTGTTACAGATGTTCAAACAAAATAGGGTAGGTAAACCCTTACTTACCCTTGATTTTACTACAAATAATGAAAAATATCAAGGAGGAATTTATGCCAGATAATAAAAATTTATGGATAGAAACAATTAATCTTTTAGAAAAGAATGGCAGAACTTGGAAAGATGTGACAGATGTATTTGTTACTGGAAAATATAACATAGGAAAAGAAAAATTTTATAAATTAGCTTCATCTGCCAATTATAAAGAAGGCAGTGATGAAATAAATGTAGAATTAGTGATAAAGGGAAAGGATTTTGTTATAGATGTAACTGATTATGATTGTTATCTAACTTATCTACATTTTACAGATTTAAAAGTTCCTGAAATAGCAGCAGATGAGCCTAAACTTTTTAGAAAGTTTAATCATGAATATGTTGGAGATTAAGGAGTTGGTACAGATGTTAAAAGCAAAATTTATAGACAAAATTTTGAAAGTTATGGCAGATGAAGCTTCTAAGATTTGGATAGATGATAAGGAAGTAACAGTATGTTTCAAGGATTCAAAAGATGTAGACGGTAATGCTGAAATACTTAAACATATCTACACTCTACAACTTAATAAGGTTGTTGGAGAGTACAGAATAAGAATAGATTATGAGTTTAAAAATATAGAAATTCATAAAGGTACTAAGTTTGTATGCCTAAGAAACTTCAATAGCTGTGAGAATAAAATCTGGACTGCTATCTTAGAAGATTTGGAAATAGATAAGAATAAGGAGCTTAACTTATGAAAAACATTGAATTTACAAACAAAATATTAGAAGCAATGCAATATAAAATTCAGGAATTAGAAATAGATAAAGAAGAAATAAAAATTACATTTTTAGAAGATATAGATCCTGAAGAACAAAAACTAATTACCAATTTTATTGAAGGCTTAAATTTAAGTTCGCAAATAGATATGCCTATATATATTCTTTATAGAAATAAAATATTAGATATTTATAAAACTAAAAAAAGTATTAGATATTTTAGTTTTGCAGGAAAATTAGATAAATTATGGTCTTTAGTACTAGAAGAAATTACAAATTTGAAAAGAAAAAGAAGAGGTGTTTGAATAGATGAATGTAAATGAATACAATTCTCAAAATACAGGAAAACAAGCATTGGTTTTAGAAGAAAATGAAATAAAAAGTTTAATGCACTTTTCTACTATTGCTAAAAATGAAAGTATTAATGGCTTAATTGTATCAGGAAGTTATGCTGGATTCACTGATACATACAGATTAGCAGTAGTAAGAGATACAAGAGAAGAATTACCAGGAACAGATACCAAAATTTACTCTGTATCAGTATTAGAAGAACTTAAAAAAGCTAAATCTATGGCAGTTTTGAAAGATGGGAAATTAGCCATTCAAGTAAAAGATGAGGTAACGGAATATGATCCTATTCCTAATGCAAAAGTACCTGATATAAAAACATTTATTAATGGATATGAATATGAAAGTTATTCAAAAGCAAAAGCTATTGAAAAAATAACAGATGATATAGTTTGGAAAATGTTAAAAGTGGTAGACAGTTCTGATATAAAAAGATATTTCTCTTTTGAAGATGGAAAACTGATAGTAGAAGCGTATCCTAACGGAAACTCTGTACTGCTACTAGATGTTTTAGAACTAGACAATAAAGGGGCTAAGTTAAAAACTACTCTAAATTTCAAATATATGGACTTATGGTTGAAGTATGTGAAAGATGAAAAGTTTGATATTGCTTTAGCTAAAAATAATAGGAATGCTTGTCAGTTTAGTAAAGATAATCTATTTTATATAGTTATGCCTGTGGCATTGAGAGATTAAAGGAGAGAGCAAAAATGTCTAAAATAGAGGAAGTATTGGAATATGTAAGAAGTAATACTTTTGCAACAAATAAAGAAATTTCAGATGATTTGAATATGAGCGAGGGTGTTGTTAAAACTTACCTTAATAGATTGAAAAATAAAGGCTACTTAGAAAAAATAGGCACAGAATATAAGGTTTTAAAAGAAATGCCTGCCAACAAATCTAGCTATAAGCAAGAAATTATAAAAGAAATGTTGGAATCATATATGGATGATTTCAGAGAACTTAAAGCGATAAATGAGAAGGTAAGAATTGGAGAACTTATTATAAGACTTGTAGATAAGTTATAGGAGGAATAAATGTTTTTAATAGATGGACATTATTATGAATTAGTTTTAGAAGATGGTGATACTGCTGTTTTAGAGAATATAAGTACAGGAGAAGCATTGACTATGCCAATAAAAGAACTTTGGAATTATGCAATATAAAGGAGGTGTTCAGTATGCAGGTAAAAAATAAAAAGTCTGTTGCGACTACCACATCAACAACAGACAAACATACAACTTTTAAATATAAAGTACCACAAATTTTAAAAAATTGCAAATAGGAGGATAAATAATATGGTAAAAGTAGAATTTACAGGAAGTGTGGAAGAAGTTAAAAAGGAAATAAGAGAGTTTATAGAAGCAAACTGTACTGAGGTAGTAAATAGTACAGAAAAAGCAATTAATAAAGCAGCAAGTAATGTAAAAACTGAAGAAAAAACTACTGTTAATGTAGAAGAGAAGAAAGAAGAAGTTAAAAAGGTAGAAGAAGCCCCTACTCAAAAGCTGCCAACTGCTCCAGCTAAAAAGGAAGAAGCACCTGTAGAGGTTGCAACTCCTTTACCAACTAAGACAGCTGAATATACTGCAGCAGATTTACAAAAAATAGCAGCAGCTTGGGTAAATAAGGATATAGATAATAACAGAACAGTATTAGTAAATCTATTAGCTAGTTTTGGGGTTAAGGCTATAACAGTTTTACCAAAAGAAAAATATGGAGCTTTTGTTCAAGAACTTAAAAACTTAGGAGCTGATGTTTAATGGCACATGCACTTTTAGGACCTTCTAGTGCTGCAAGGTGGATAGCTTGTCCACCTTCTGTCAAACTCTGTGAACAGTTTGAAGATGTAGAAAGTGAATATGCAAAAGAAGGAAGCCTAGCACACGAAATAGCAGAGTTAAAAGTGAAAAAGTTAATAGATCCTGGTTTAACTTCTAGGAAGTTTACTTCTGCAATGAAGAAGCTAAAAGACAAAGAACTTTACCAGGAAGAAATGCAAGGTTATACAGATGAGTATGTAGAGTTTATACAAGAACAGATGTACAGCTATGAAACTACTCCACATATTTCTGTGGAACAAAAAGTAGATTTCTCACAATATGTTCCAGGTGGGTTTGGTACTGCTGACTGTATCTTAATCTCTAATGATACTTTACACATCATAGATTTTAAATATGGAAAAGGAGTACCAGTAAATGTGGAAAATAATGCTCAATTACTTTTATATGCATTAGGAGCATATCTAGCTTATGAAATGATATTCCCGATAGAGCATATTAAAATGTCAATTGTACAGCCGAGACTTAACAATATAGACACTTGGGAATGTAGATTGGATTACTTATTAGAGTTTGCAAAGATAGCACAAGAAAAGGCTGCTATGGCTTTAAAAGGCGAAGGAGATTTTAACTGTGGAGAACATTGCAAATTTTGTAAAGCAAAAGCTGTTTGTAGAGAAAGAGCTAATGCAAACCTTGAACTTGCAAAATATGAGTTTAAAGCCGCTGACCAATTAACCCTGGAAGAAATAGGACAGATATTAGAAAAGGCAAAAGACTTAACTAAATGGGCTGATGATTTAAAAGATTATGCACTATCTGAAAGTTTAAAAGGGAATGAAGTACCTGGCTGGAAGGCAGTTAATGGTAGAGGCAGTAGAAGTTTTAAAAATACAGATGATGCTATAAAAGTACTGGTTGATAATGGAATAGCTGAAGAACTTTTATATGAAAGAAAGTACTTAACTTTAGCACAAATAGAAAAGGTAATAGGTAAAAAAGATTTTAACAATTTAGTTGGAGATTTAATAGTTATGAATGTAGGGAAGCCAACTCTTGTAGAAGCTTCAGATAAAAGAGAAGCTATAACAAACAAGATAAAGGCAGAAGATGAATTTAGTGTAGTTGATGATATTAATAATTTATAAAAGGAGAAGTGATATTTATGGCAAATGATACTAGAGTGATGACAGGGAAAGTAAGATTAAGTTATGTGCATTTATTTAAACCTTATGCAGCAGAAAAAGGGCAAGAAGAAAAGTACAGTTGTACAATTCTAGTTCCAAAGACAGATGTACAAACTAAGATGAAACTTGATGCTGCAATAAATGCGGCGATAGAAAAAGGAATTAGCAGTGTATGGAATGGAGTTAAGCCTCCAAAACCAACTATCCCAATATATGATGGAGATGGAACAAGACCATCTGATGGGATGGAATTTGGAGAAGAATGTAAAGGGCACTGGGTGTTTACAGCAAGTGCAAAAATAGATTATCGACCAGGAATAGTTGATGTAAGGGCACAACCAATTTTAAATCAATCTGAAATTTATTCAGGAATCTATGCAAGAGTATCAATTAACTTTTTCCCTTATGCAGTAAGTGGTAAAAAAGGAATAGGTTGTGGACTTGGTAATGTTCAAAAATTAATGGATGGAGAACCTTTATCAGCTGTTGGAATTAAGGCTGAAAATGAATTTGGTGAAGTGGAAATAGATCCAGTTACTGGAGAACCAATTCTATAAAAATCTTATAAGAAGGGCAGTTTTAATACTGCCTTTCAATTTCAAAAAGGAGCGATTATGAGAACTTTAAATATTGATATAGAAACATTCAGCTCTGTAGACATAGGTAAATCGGGTGCATACAAGTATGCAATGAGCGATGATTTTCAGATACTTTTATTCGCATATTCCGTTGATGGCCAAGATATAAAAATAATAGACCTTGCACAAGGTGAAGCTATTCCTGGAGAAGTATTAGACCTTTTAAAAGATGAGTCTTGTATTAAGTATGCTTATAATGCTGTCTTTGAGTGGTGGTGTTTGAATATGGCAGGAATAGAAACTCCTTTGGAACAATGGCATTGTACTATGGTACATGGTCTTTATTGTGGATATACTGCAGGTCTTGCTGCAATAGGTAATGCAATGGGTTTACCACAAGATAAGAAAAAATTAACTACTGGTAGTGCTTTAATAAGATACTTCTGTATACCTTGTAACCCCACTAAAAGTAATGGGAACAGAACTAGAAACTTGCCTCAACATGCTCCAGAAAAATGGGAATTGTTTAAAGAATACTGTATTCAAGACGTAGTCACAGAAATGGAAATAGGTAGAAGATTAAGTGCCTTTCCTGTCCCTGATAGAGAATGGAAACTTTGGCAACTAGATACCTTTATGAATGCATATGGAGTTAGAGTTGATAGTGAGTTAGTAAATGGTGCTTTATATATAGATGCATTATCAAGGGCTAATTTACTAGAAGAAGCAAAAGATATAACTAAATTAGATAATCCTAATTCTACTAGTCAGCTACTTAGCTGGTTAGAAGAAGCTGGAGAAGAAGTTGAGAATTTACAAAAAGCTACAGTTGAAAAAATGGTAAATACTTTAGAAGATGGACAGGCAAAAAGAGTTTTGGAGATAAGGCAAGAGCTTTCTAAAACATCTGTTAAGAAGTATAAAGCTATGGATGAAGCAATGTGCAAAGATGGAAGAGTGAGAGGTCTTTTACAATTCTATGGAGCCAACAGGACTGGCAGATATGCAGGAAGATTAGTTCAAGTACAGAACTTACCTCGTAACTACATAGAAACTCTAGATGTAGCTAGAGATATTATTAAAAAAGGTGATGGAGAACTATTAGAGCTAATTTATGGGAACATACCTGACACTTTATCACAACTTATTAGAACTGCATTTATCCCATCAGAAGGAAATCACTTTGTTGTATCTGATTTCTCAGCAATAGAGGCAAGAGTTATAGCATGGCTTGCTGGTGAAGAGTGGAGAATTGAAGTATTCAAAACCCCTGGGAAAATTTATGAAGCCTCAGCCTCTCAAATGTTTGGAGTACCTATCAATACAATAGCAAAGGGCAAAGAAAACTATCATTTAAGAGCTAAGGGAAAAGTTGCAGAACTTGCACTAGGTTATCAAGGTAGTGTTGGGGCTTTAACTGCTATGGGTGCAGCAAATATGGGGCTGACTGATGAAGAAATGAAAGACATAGTTACTAGATGGAGAAAATCATCTAAAAGAATTGTGGAGCTGTGGTATGCATTAGAGAATGCAGCAGTTGAAGTATTAGAAACTGGAGAACCTCAAATGGTTAAGTGTGTGAAGTTAGCAAGAGAATATGACTTTATTTATGGTCAAGATTTTTTCACAATAGCTTTACCCAGCGGGAGAAAACTTTTTTACCCAAAGCCATTTTTAAAAGAAAATCAGTTTGGACAAATGCAGATGCACTATATGGGAATTAATCAAACTACCAAGAAATGGGAAGCTATTCCAACTTATGGAGGAAAATTAACAGAAAATATTGTGCAGGCCATAGCGAGAGATTGCTTAACAGAAACACTTTTAAGAATAAAAGCAAAAGGGTGGCCAATAGTATTTCATGTTCATGATGAGGTAATACTTGATGTTCCAATGTCAGTTGAGCTAGATGAGGTTATACAAACTATGACAGAAGAAATAAGTTGGGCCAAGGGATTAATATTAAATGCTGCTGGATTTACTGGTAGTTATTATATGAAAGATTAGGAGGAAATTATGGCAGATTTTTATGTAGATTCTAGTGGATTTAAAAGGTATAAAAATTCTAAGAGATTAATGTATAACCCAGAACTGTTTCCTAATCACAAAACTAAATGGAGCAAAGAAGATGAAATAGATTTAGTAGGTTATAGACAAACAATGAAATGGGAAGATATAGCCTTAATGCTGGGAAGAACTCCTGGCGTATGTATGGAAAAAATGAGATCCATTAAAAGAAATGGAAAATATAATTTATATTTAAAGAAATTCAAGGAAATTTAAAGGAGGAAAATTATGGAAATAGGAAAAAGAATTAAGGAATATAGAGAAAAGAACAAAATAACACAAAAGGATTTTGCTCAAAAGATAGGTGCAACTCAATCATTTTTATCCCTTGTAGAAAATGGAAGTGTAGATATAGAAACTTCCACAATGCTAAAAAAAGTAATAGATATTATTGGAGAAGAAAATACAGAAAAAAAGGTAGATAAGTTAATGGGAACTTTGGAAAAGAAAGTGGATAATGTAAATAGCCCAAGCCATTATAAAATACCAGGTTGTAATTTTGAAAGTATAGATATTATCAGAGGAAGATTAGGAGATATAGGTTTTATGTTCTTTTTAGAAGGAAATGTAACTAAATATCTTATTAGAGCAGAGAAGAAAAATGGTAAGGAGGACTATCAAAAAGCTAAAAAATA